CGCTGAGACGAAGCCTGAGGTCCTCGCCGTCTGCGACCTGGCGGAACGTGCGCTGACAGCCGAGCGAGCACTAGAGGTTTGTCAGACCAAATGTGATCGGTTGACGATCAGGTACACGCTCAACGCCGACGAGGCCGAAGCGGTGCGGGACATCCCGCCCTTCCTCGAACGGGAGTACCCCGTCATCGTTGCCGTCCTGCGGCGTCTGCTCGGGGACACGCCATGACCCCGCAAGAGCAGATCGCCTATGTGCGCGCACGTATCGACACGTTCGAGACTGTCGAGAGTAACGCCGCCATCCGCGCCGTCTGCGATCTGGCCGAACGTGCGCTGGTCGATGAGCAACGGGCGGGAGTGTGGGAGGCGCACGACGCAGCGGCGTTCGAGCGGATGCGTGCAGAGGTGCAACGGTTCCGACTCAGCGACGACGAGGCCGAAGCAGTACGAGCGTTTCAAAGATGGGGAGGCTCGAATGACTGGCCAGAAGTGAAGGCCGTCCTGCGTCGTCTGCTCGGGGAGGCAGGGTGAAGCGGTCCCCGTTGCCGAGACGCACAACCCCGCTCCGTCGTCAGTCGGTGAAAGCGCGCAGCGAGGTCGCGCAGCGGCGTAAAGTCGTGGCGCTGGTGATCGAGCGGGATGGCCTCGTGTGCTACGGCCACACGGTCCTCCCGATGCTCAACTGTTTCGGTCCGCTGGACCCTCACGAGATCGTGCCGCGCGGTCGTCGACCAGGCGGGCACCTCGATCCAGACAACGTGCGCATGGTCTGCCGTGCACACCACGACTGGACCCACGACAACCCGCTCCACGCTCTCGTGGTCGGGCTACTCAAGAGGGAGACGAACGATGGTGAAGATGGCGAACCTCGGTGACTTCGAGGGGTCGAGGGTGACGACGTCGACGGTGAAGGTGACCAACGCGGGCGACGGTCTGTCGCAGGCGATGCGCATCGAGCCGGTCGCGTTCAAGCGGCACGAGCGGCTGGTCCTTGTCCTCGACTGCATCGTGGACAAGGTGACGTTCGCTGACGGTGACATGTCGGGCGAGTCGACGCGGGTCCATGTCCTGAAGGCGGGCACGGCGATCGTGGTCGAGCGTGACCTCGTCGCGGCGATGCTCGACGAGCAGGCCGAGCGGATCAAGCAAGCGAAGGAAGACGCGGCCGGTCTGCTCCACCTCGACGGCACAGTGAAGAAGCTGCCGAAGACACCGACGAAGGCGCCCGCGAAGAAGACGTCGAAGCGCGCGCTCAAGACGGTGACGTGACGCACGCCGACTTGCAGGAGCAGGTGGTCGCGTTGCTCGCGATCTTCGGATGGCGGCACCTCCACGTGCGCACCACCCTCGGCAAGGTCCACGGCCAGTACCGCCACACGACTGCGACGAACGTGATCGGCTGGCCCGACCTCGCGCCATGCTGGTCGCCGCTACAGCCGGGGCGTGTGCTCGCGTTGGAACTGAAGGTGCCGCCCGACAAGCCGAAGCCCGCGCAGGCTGCTGTGCTCCGCGACCTTGAAGCGTCGGGCATCGAGTGTCATGTGATCCGACCTGACGACATCGCCGTGCGACTCCCCGCGTTGCTCGACCGTCGTCACGACCGACCCACCACCGTCGAGGAGGAACTGTGAATGACCCCGTGCTGAAGCAGATTCGCGAGTCACGCGGACGTCTGCGCCAGATCGAACGCGCGCAACGCGCCGAGTTCGCCGCGCGCAGGCGGCTGTACCAGCAGGCCCGAGCGAAGGGCATTCAACTCCGGCTGATCGCGCAGGCTGCCGGTGTGAGCGAGGGGGCGGTGTCCCTCGCGTTGCGACCCGACCGTGGCGTGGCCCTGAAGCACGACCTGAAGGAGAGCGACGCGTGACCACCACTCTCGTGCTGAAGGCTTGTGACGATGACCGTGACGAAGTGGTCATCGCTCGGGACAACAAGGGGCTGAGCATTCAGGTCGACGAGATGGGACAGATCAGCACGATCCTCCTCGACGATGCTGCCCGCCTCACGTTGCTGGCGTTCCTCTCGTGACCACCCTCGACGTCGACGGCCCGCACGTCCGGTTCGAACTGCGCGAGTACCAGCAGACCGCGCTCGATCGGATCGCGCAGGCCGAGGAACGCGGGTGCCGCAAGCAGTTGGTCGTCGCCGCGACTGGGCTCGGGAAGACGATCATCTTCGCGGCGCTGGCTGAACGTCGAGGTGGTCGCACGCTGATCCTCGCCCACCGCGACGAGTTGGTCGCGCAGGCCGCGGCGAAGGTGCGCGAGGTGTGGCCAGGCGTCGACGTCGGGATCGTCAAGGCCGACCTGGACTACGTGCACAGCCAGGTGGTGGTTGCCTCGGTGCAGACCCTCGCACGGGCACCGCGTCTTAACCGCCTCGCGCAGACCGCGCCGTTCAACCTCGTCGTCGTCGACGAGGCACACCACACCGCCGCCACCACCTACCGCCGAGTCCTCGACGCGTTCCACGCGGGCGAGCAGGGCGGGCCACTCCTCCTCGGCGTCACCGCCACACCCGATCGAGGTGACGGCAAGGGACTCGACGACCTGTTCGACGAGATCACCTACACGGCCGACATGCTGTGGGGCATCCGCGCCGGGTACCTCGCTGACGTGCGCGGCCTGCGCGTCACGTGCGACTCCCTCGACCTCGGCTCAGTGCGCACACGTCACGGTGACTACGACCAGGGCCAGGTCGGTGCCGCACTCGAGGACGGCGCCGTCGAGGAGCTCGTGCTTCGTGCGTGGCGTGAGCACGCGTCGGATCGGCAGACCCTCGTGTTCACGCCGACCGTCGCGGTCGCTGGGCTGATCGCAGAGCGGTTCCTGACGGCGGGTGTCAATGCACGCTGGCTGTCGGGTGAGACCCCGCTCGATCAGCGCCGTTCGATCCTCGCGTCCTACGCGGCGGGGCGAGTGCAGGTGGTGGCGAACTGCGCCGTGCTCACCGAGGGGTACGACGACCCGCGCACGGACTGCATCATCGTCGCGAGGCCCACGAAGTCACGCGCCCTGTACGCGCAGATGGTCGGGCGTGGCACCCGCCGTCATCCCGAGAAGACCGACCTCCTTGTCCTCGACGTGGTGGGCGCCACGGCCCAGCACTCACTCGTCACTGTGCCCTCGCTGTTCGGCATCGAGGAGGAGCAGGACCGGAAGCGAGCCGAGACCACACCGTTGAGCGTTGTCCTTCAGGAACGCGACGACAGACTGGTCGCGCTGGGCAGGCTCACCGCAGTCGAGGCCGACATGTTCAGGCAGTTGCGAGGGACGGGGATCGCGTGGGTGAGGATCACCGACCGACGCACTGGCAACGTCGTGTCTTACGAACGCGGGCTCGGCGGGAAGGATCGACCTCGGGTCGTGGTGCGTCACGACATCAGCGGCTGGCTGGCCGAGGTGGCACCGGCCGATGGCAAGGCAAAGACCCTGATCGCGGCCGTCGAGTTGGAGACCGCGCAAGGTGTGGCCGAGGACTTCATCCGCAAGCAGAACGTCGGGCAGTTGGTCAGCCTCGACGCGCCGTGGCGAGCGAAGCCGCCGAGTGATCGGCAGGTCGCGGCCGCGTTGAAGTGGCGGATGCGAGTCGACCCGTCGTGGACGGCCGGTGAGTTGTCCGATGCCCTCGACCGGCACATCGCCCAGCGCAAGCGTCGGGGCTAGGGTCTCCCGCCAATGGCCGAACGGCGGATCGTCTACATGCCCGTGTCCGAGTTGGTCGGCGCGCCGCGCAACGCGAAGGGCCACGACACCGAGGCGATGGCTAAGAGCGTCGACGCGTTCGGATGGGTCGAGCCGATCGTCCTCGACGAACGCACCGGCCAGATCGTGAGCGGGCACGGCCGTCGTGACTACCTACAGCACGCCGAGTTGCATGACACGAACGCGGCCGACTGGCTCGGTGACGACGCGCTCCGTATCGACGAGCAGGGACGGTGGTGCACACCCGTCGTGGTCGGCTGGTCGTCGACCGACGACGCGCACGCCGAAGCTGCTGGCATCGCTCTCAACCGCGTGGGCGAGGGAGTGTGGGACCGCGCCACGTTGGCTGACGCGCTCGACGATCTCGTCACGAAGTACGGCGAGGCGATCGGCTTTACCCCGATGGACCTCGACGACCTGCGCCTGTCGATCGCGCCACCGATGCTCGACGACCTGGCTGAGACGGTCGGCCCGCACGACCCGCAGGACGCGTGGCCAGCGTTCCGTGTGCGCCTGCCACCGCACCTCGTTGAGCGGATGGGGAAGTGGTGGGATGGCCTCGACGGTGTCGACGACATCGAGAAGGCCGAGACGCTGACGTCGTGAGAGTCCGCCTGCTCCTGTCCTACTGGTACTACCGCGACCACGACCTCGACGAGTTCGCGCGCCGCTGCGCGATCGACGGTGTCGCCCCGGACATGTGGGCGGACTCGGGCGCGTACTCGGCCATGACGAAGGGCGCGGTCATCACGTGCGACGAGTACGCGGCGTGGCTCCACAAGTGGGAGCACCTGTTCAGCGCGGCGTGCAACCTCGACGTGATCGGCAACGCGCAAGGGACGATGGCGAACCAGCGCACACTCGAAGACCTCGGGTGCCCGGTGCTGCCCGTCTACCACATGCGCGACGAGGACCCGTCCGTGCTCACCTACATCGCGGCGAACTACCCGTACGGATGCCTCGGTGGGATGGCAGGCACGGGCGTCCCGCCGTCGGTGTGTATGCGATGGATGGTCGACTCGATGATGCGGGTCAAGGGCAGCGAGATCGTGTGGCACGGGCTCGGCGCGACGGGCGACGCGGTCCTCGGTGGGCTCCCGCTCTACAGCGTGGACTCCTCGTCGTGGCTGGCCGGTCGACGCTGGGGTTACTACCCGCTATTCGACTCGACGACGGGCAAGAGCGAGCAGGTCCGCATCGGTGACCACGAAGGGATGGCGCGCAACGGCCGTCTGCTCCGTCGCCTCGGGTTCGAACCGCGTGAGTTGTACGGCGGGCGTCGAGGAGGACCACCGTTGCCGGTGCGTGACGCGCTCGGCCTCGCGACCTACAGCGAGGTGGAGCGGTGGGCGCGTGAACGGCACGGGCCCGTCGTGCGCGCCGACCAGCCCGACACGGAGCCGGGGTTGCGGATGTACGCGGTGAGCGGTGGCGGGTTCGACCTCCCGCAGAACGCGGTCCAGGTGCTGGGCGAGAGGCGAGCGGCGTGACGTTCGACGACCTCGTCGAGGCGGTCGCACCGACACGCGCCGAGGTGGTGTCGCACCCGATCTACTACGCGTTGCACGACACGCTCCGGCTGCGCACGTTCATGGAGCACCACGTGTGGGCGGTGTGGGACTTCATGTCTCTGCTCACCGCGTTGCAGCTGCGAGTGACGTGCACGTCGGTGCCGTGGCTCCCGCCGCGCTCGACGCACGCGGCAAGGTTCGTGAACGAGATCAAGACCGGCGAGGAGTGCGACGCATACGGCGAGGGCTACATCGGGCACGTCGACCTGTACCGCCTGGCGATGGGCGAGGCGGGTGCGTCGACGATCCCGATCGACGCGACGATGCGCCACCTGGTCGCCCCAGGGCAGGCCTGGCATCTGTACGCGATCCCCCGTATCGCCCGCGGGTTCGGCGCCCCCAGCGGCGCTGAGCGGTTCCTTACGACGACGTTCGGGATCATCGAGGTCGCTGATCTTCCCGCCCTCGCCGCCGCGTTCACCCTCGGCCGCGAGCAACTGATCCCCGCCATGTTCGAACCCCTCCTCGCGGGGCTCGGCAACGGTGGCGCGACCCTGCGCCACTACCTCGACCGGCACATCGAACTCGACGGTGAGACGCACGGCCCGCTGGCCCGCTCGCTCGTCGAGGAGGTGTGCCGCACCGAGGCGGACTGGACGTCGGCTCGACGCGCCGCGATCGCGGCCGTCATGGCTCGACGGCAACTGTGGACTGACACCCTCGACGCAATGGTGAAAGGGACCTGATGACGATCGTCACGAACAACGACCACGCCCCCGTCGGCGCGCCTCTCCCGCCGAAGCCGGTTGACCTCGACACCCTGGAACGCGGGGTGACACTGCTCCTTCAGGGGCTCGGCCAGTCGGGCAAGGAAGAAGTGATGGCGAACACGCCTCGCCGCATCGCGGAGATGTACGGCGACATCATCAACGCGGCGTGGTGCGACATCGAGATCCCGTGGAAGACGTTTCCGAATCCCGCGCAGGACGAAGTCCTCATCACCGTGACGGACTGCCACTACGTGTCGATGTGCGAGCACCACCTGATGCCCGCCCTCGGCGTCGCCCACTTCGCGTACGTGCCCGACGAGAAGATCACCGGGTACTCGAAGGTGAAGAAGGGGCTGAACTACCTGGCCCGCCAGCCGCAACTCAACGAGCGTCTGCTCGTCGACACGCTCGACGTCCTTGAGTCCGTGCTCCAACCGCGAGGCGTGGCCCTCTCCCTCGCGTCGATCCACATGTGTCTGATCTGCAAGAGCAACGCGCCCTCGCAAGAGGTGGTCGTGGTGACGGGGTATCGGGGGTGCCTGCGCGAGGACCCGTGGCGTCGAGAGTTCCAAGCGCTCGCCACGTCGAAGCCTCACGTCTTCGGTGCCTGACGTCGAGGCCCTTGCCGATCGGCTCCGCATCGCGGTGCAAGGCTGCACGCTCCACATTCACGGGCCCGTCCAGGCGTGGCACGCGATCCACGAGCAGGACGCGGACCATGAGGTGCTGACCATCATCCGGAAGAAGTCACTCGACAAGGTGGCCGGACTCCGCGAGGCAGGCGTCACCGACGACGACCCTCGCATCCGCAAGGAACTGTTGACCGAGCGGTTCTGCACCGCGCTGTTGGACTGGTGAGCATGCGCCACGTCATCTGCGTCATCGGCAAAGGGAAGTCGTGTCCACCCGAGGTGGAGCTCGACGCGTACGACGTCGGTCGAGTGATCGGTGAACGTGTCGACGCGGTGCTCGTGTGCGGCGGGCTCGGCGGGGTCATGGACGCCGCTGCTCGAGGTGCGACAGACGTCGGCGGGTGGGCGATCGGTCTCGTCCCGGCGACTCCGTATCAGCCACCGTCGACGGGGCTGTCCGTCGCGCTTCGCACGGGCCTGACGATCCCGTTCCGCAACGCGCTGGTCGGGTCGGTGGCCGAGGTCGGCGTGGTGCTCCCCGGTTCGGACGGCACGATGCAAGAGGCGAGTGTGATGGTCGAGCGTGACGTGCCGATCATCGGTTACGGGAAGCACGACGACTGGCCGACGTCGGCGCTCTCGTGCGCGGCGTGGGCCGTGGACATGGACGCGCTGCGCGGGCTCCTCGACGCGGCCCTGGCTCCCGTCTGATCGTTCGACTCTCGCACCTCGCCGCCAGCCTGGATTGAGACAGCCCGACCTATCTGCTGGGCTCGTCACTCCTGGCACGGATGCCAGGCTCAGCTGACGCCGATAACTGTCAAGTTGGTCGGGCCCAGCGCTGGGGCCCAGCCCCCTGTTTTGCCTCGTTGTCCCAGCATGGAGTGCTGCGCGCTCCTGCTCATTCGCGCGCACGGTTTGGTCGCGGAGATGTCCCGAACAAAGTGCATAGGTAAGTGGCATCGCCCCAGCCCCGACCGTACCTTTACCCCTGTTAAGAGGTTCCTGAGCAGGTGGAGGCAGGGGCCGGGAGTTCCTTGAAAACCGAGGGTGGAAGTCCCCCAGTAGGGGGCGGGGCTGTAGAGCCTGAACAGGGAGCCCCGTGCCACCGTGATCTGAGACGCAAGGTGAAGTGCCCCGGCGGTTTCGGACAAGAGGTCGAGCGATCCAGCGGGAGCAAGTCCGAGGTCGTGAGACGAAATGGTTCACCTGGTACCTGCGAAGTCTGTGCGAGCAAAGGGCTGAGACGAAGGGCAGGAGGGTGACGGGCAGCAACCGAGGGATGGGTTGCAAGAACCCGAGAACCCGAGCGATCGGGGAAGTCCGAACAGTGAGTGAGCGTGCCCTCGAACGGCACCCGCTCATGCAACACAGAGAAGCCCTGCGCCTCGGGGCATCGGTCAACGATCGGTGCCTCGCACGGAGTGCTTCCACTCCACGACAGAGACCACGACCACGACCACACGGAGACGAGCCACCATGCGGAAGTTCCATTCCCACGTTGTGACCCACCACCACCTGCCGACCGTTGCCCACGACCTCACCGAGGCATGGACGATGACGGACCTGCCCACCGTTGCACTCGTGACGGTGATCCACCTGCTGACGATCTTCCGATCGAAGTGAAAGGGACCACGACCATGACGACCGACCTGAAGTTCGGCGAGCACCTGATCCACACGACGTTCGGCCCTTGCTCCTTCGTTCGGAGCGAGCGTGACCCGAACCGACTCCACGTGATGTTGAACGGCACCCACACCGTCCTCGTCGCGATGCTGAGCGACATCACCCTTCGGTGTGTCGACGAAGCCGAGCGAGCCCACGAGGCCGACGACTGGAAGTCCGACCGCCACCCGCTCGACGGGTTCCACACGATGGCCTGAAGGTTGCGCCACTCCCACCGGCACACGGTCGGTGGGAGGCACGGAGCGTTCAGACTCCACGACAACGAGGAGAGACCATGACCACGAACACCGACCGCATCATCACCGACCGCCTGCAAGACCTCACCCTCGAGTTGGGCATCTCGACCGGCAGCCTGCGACGCGAACTGATGGAGATCGTCGAGATCGCCAGCCGTTCGATCCGCGAGTTGGACGGCGGGTTCAACGTGAGCACCGACCCCGCGTTCATCGCCCGGCACGCGGCGGAGGCCGCGGCCTACAACGCCGAGCGGCAGACCCTCGCCAGGGAGCACCGCATCCTGAAGGTCCTCAACGAGCGGATCGCATCAGCCGATGCCCTCGACGTGGCACACGCAATCGACGAGGCGTTCCCGTCGTTCGACGATCTGGTCCAGGTCGAGGTCGAGACCGCGGGGTACGTCGACGGTGACGGCGAGGCCCACCTGATGACGGCAGACGAACTGCGTGCCGCGACCGAGTTGGCCCGCGCCGAGGTGAAGCGGGCGAACGCGAAGGCAGCACGTGCAGCGAAGCGCAACCACCGATAGGAGAGAGACCATGCCGAACCTGACGTACGACAGCCTGGCGAACGGGCTCAACCTGCAAGTGCAAGCGGGAACCATCGACGCGTGGCACCCCGTCACGACGAAGCAAGGGCACCGGAGGTGGGAGGTCTGGATCACGGACTACCAGACCCGCGAGCCGATGATCCTGACGGACCACGAAGTCCACGTGCTCCTCATCGGGCTGGTCACCGCGAGCCGACACCGCGAGGTGGAGATCGCGAAGAACCCGAGCCACGTCGACCGCGACTCGATCGGTGTGCGCGCCGTCAAGGCAGGCGGCGTGCCTGACACCGACGAGGACGCGTCGTGGTACGCGTCGGGTCGGCTGGGCCCCGACCGTGTGGTGTGGGCCCGCCTGCGGGTGGCGCGCCACGCCGATCGGTACGAAGCCGAGCGCGAGGTCCAGCGGCTGTACCCGAACCAGTTCGTCCCGACCCCCGGTCCCCTGCGGGTCGTGTAGTTCTGAGCGTTGCGCGAAGGCAGGGCCGCAAGGTCCTGCCCCGCACGGAGCGCTCAGGCTCCCACCGTCACAGCGACGGCACAGTGAAAGAGAGAGACCATGCCCACCTACCGATTCACCATGACGTGCGGCCACGTTCGCGAGGTCGAGTCCGACCAGGCTCCGTCGAGCCGGACCCCCCACTGCTACGAGTGCCGGGCCGCGACGGGCAAGAAGGTGCAGAAGCCGATGCAGTCCCTCGAAGTGAAGGACGGCAAGAAGTGGACGGCGATCGAGATCCCCGAGTTCGCACCCCGAGGTGAGGGGCGCAAGGGCAAGGGTGGTGGCAAGAAGCGGGCGTCACGCGCCGAGCGCGTCCCGACCGTCGTCGCCGCGATGGAAGAGGCCCGAGCACTGAAGGCCGCGAAGAAGAACGGTGGCCCCCTGCCCGAGACCCCGAACCTGGACGCGGTGAACGCGGCCCACGGCATCAGCACCGTCAACGGCATCAGCACCGAGACCACGACCGACGAGGCCGTGAGCGCGGAGACCACCGTCGAGGCACCAGCGAAGGTGACCCGCAAGTCCGCCACGAAGCAGGCGAGCAAGAAGGCGCCAGCGAAGAAGGCGGCAGCTGCGAAGACACCGAGTGCGAAGCGGAACGTGACGCCGATCCCGAAGGGGTCCACGTCGAAGCCGCGCAAGGCCACGGCGAAAACGGCCTGATGGTTGCGCGAAGGCAGGGGCCCCGGCCCCTGCCCCGCACGGAGCAATCAGGCTCCACACGACAAGGAGAGAGACCATGCCCGCATACTTCGACACCGGGTTCTCAGTACGTCAGCCGATGTGGCACGGCGAAGGGCTCGTGCTCGACGATTACCCCGTCGACTGGGAGGACGCCCGAGTCAAGGCAGGACTGACGTGGGAGCCGGAACTCCGGCCCCTGTACCACAAGATCGGCGACGACTTCGTTGCCCTCACCGACCATCAGGTCGTCGTGCGTGACGACACGCAAGCACCACTCGGCCCCGTCTCCGACACGTTCGGTCTCGTGCCGAACCGAGTGATGGGTGAAGTGATCGAGGTCATCCTCGGCCTCGGCGCGAAGTTCGAAACCGCTGGCTCATGCAAGGGCGGCGCGCAGGTGTGGGCCGTTGCCTACCTCGACGAGCCCGAGACCATCTGCGGTGACGACACCGAGACCTACCCGTTCATCGCGTTCCTCAACTCACACAACGGCGAGGGCGCGTGCAAGGTCCTCCCGACATCGGTGCGGGTCGTCTGCTGGAACACCTACCAGGCGGCGAGCATGGAGGGTGACCGGACGGGTCGGCAGTTCGTGTTCCGCCACACGGGTGACGTCCTCGGCAGGATCGAGGAAGCGAAGGCCGCGATGGCTGGTGTGCGCGACGAGTTCAAGGCGTGGCAGGCACTGGCCGAGGAGTTGTTCGGCATGAAGATCGACGACGTGAAGTTCAACCACTTCGTCAGCGACTTCATCCCGAACCCGCCCGAGGGCACGTTCTCGGATCGGGTCCGCGACAACATCGAGGAGGCCCGCTCGATCTTCAAGCACATCTACCTCGACAGCCTGACGACGGACGGGCACCGCGGGACTGGGCTGGGCCTGGTCGACGCGGCGGTCGAGTACCTCGACCACGCCCGCGGGTACCGGAACTCCGACACCTATCTCGGTCGGACCCTCCTGCGCCCTGAGCCCCTGAAGGCAAAGGCAGTGGCACTGGTACGGGGGCTGTAGTTCAGACCCCCAGGGAGCGCCCTAGCGGCACCCCCGTAGACCCCTGATGGTTGCGCCTCGGGGCATCGGACCCACCTCGGGCCCGGTGCCCCGCACGGAGCCCTCAGTCCGAGAGCCCAAGAAAGAGAGAGACCATGCCGACACCCACCATCACCCCGACCCCGCGCGCGGCCGAGCAGGTCGAGCCGCTCGTGAAGTCCACCCGTCCACCGCACCCGCTGGTCGAAGCTGCCGACGTCTTCCTCGACGCGTGCGACTCGATCCTGGCGACCTGCACCATCACCACCGACAAGGGAGAGTGACCATGACCAAGCCGAAGAACCCCTACATCGTCGTGCTCGACGCGACGAGCGTGACCCGCTATCCCGCACTCCCGCCGATCGAGTTCCCCGAGCGGTACATGGTGAAGCACTACCCCGCGCAGGGTGACTTCGCCTGGACCGCGAACGCGTTGGCCGCGTCACACATGGGCGAGGTCGCCGCGGAGAAGTGGGCGAGCCGAGTCCGCAACGTGACGGGCCTGAAGTGCCACGCGCAGAAGTGCGACGAGGTCGTGCAGGACCGTGACCTCGTCTACCCGCTGTCCCGCGGGGAACTCTGAGAGGACCACGACCATGACGACCGGTGTCCGCCCACCGTGGAACAACGGACCATCACCCATCACCATCCCCGAAAGGACCACGACCATGACCACACTCGCAGACCTCCTCCTCGCCCTACTCGAGGGACAGGAGTTGCCGTTCGACAACAGCAAGCCAGTGCGGATGCTCCCTGCCCGCCACCCCTTCCACCTGACGTGCGACTGCGCCGACTGCGCCCACGTGTGGGCCGAACGATGACCGGCTGGTGGAGTGAGCGAGGCGCCCCGCATTCCACGCTTCACCTCGTCCCACCCGAGCCCGTCGCACCGTACGACTGGCAAGACGACCCCGACCTCGCCCGACGCGAGCCCCCGCTTGAAGGCTGGGCCCACACCGTCGACGGCGACCCGTTCTGAAAGAGAGAGAGACCATGCCTGAAGACCTCAGCGACCTCATCAACCACCGCGCGAAGACGCGGGTCCACGACCACCTCACCGAAGCGACGGCCCACACCCGCCGCGCCACCGTCACCATCACCCGCCGACGCAAGACATCGGACAGCCCGAACGGTCAGACCGTCGAACTCAACATGTCGGCGTGGGCGATGGTCGACGCCGAGATCGCGATGGCGATCGACGAGTTGGGCGCGGCGCAGGTCCTCGCCCGACAGATGGTCCACCACCTGACGACCCTCGCGAACGAGGAGGTGACGTCGTGATCGACGTGCGGACCACCGAGCACATCAGCCCGTCGACCGTCACGGAGCTCCGCGTCGTCCACGACGGGTTCACGGGAATGTGGCGAGTGATCGCGACCGTCCCGACCCACGTGCCCCCGCACCACATCGTGTGGGAGCCCAACCTGTACCGCCTCACCGAGACGAACACCGAAGCCGCGGCCCGACAGGCCCTGGCCCAACTGAGAGGAACAAGACAATGAACACGAAGGACTGGGTCGAGGTGCGCAACGGCTACGTCGCCGTGCGGCACATCACGGCCCTCACCCCGATCCAAGTCGCTGGCGGCTGGCAGGTCCGCGTGACCACCGTCGACGGCGCCACCCACCACCTGCCCGACCAGCAGGACACGAGAGAAGCAGCCCGAGCCGCAGCACTCCACGCGGCGCGTGTCTTCACCGGCGAGGCCGAGAAGCCGAGGTCGGAGTTCGATTACCTCGCCCAGGACATCATCCCCGAGGGACGCCCCGGCGCGGGCATGCGCCCCAGCGAATACGCGATGTCGATGGCAGCCGCGGCCCGAACCCGCGCCGAGGTCCTCCGACTCCACGACGACGGCAAGACACCGAAGCAGATCGTGAGGATCACCGGCGTGAACATCGAGACCGTCGCCTCGATCCTCGCGACACCCCGACCCGACGAGGTGAAGTCGTGACGACCACCACTCAACTCCGCATGGGACTCCACGACGTGGAGATCATCGGCACCTCGATCGGAGCCGGAGGCACGAACATCCGCTGGCTCGTGGACTACGTCGAGGCCCGCCTCCTCGTCAACGAAGACGGCGAGCCCGTCGCCATGACCCTCGCCCTCGGCCAACCCACCGAACCACTCGACGTCGACGACGCCGTCATCCGGTGCTTCACCGCGTACCGCGCCCTCGACCCCTGCCCGTCCTGCGCCCGAGCCATCGAACGCGGGATCGGCCGTACCGCCAACTGCCCGCGCTGCGGGACCACCTGACACTCTCACCCCAGCACGACCGCTCGACACCGAGACCCGATGCCCCGCCCGACCTGGACCCCCTGAGCCCAGGCGGGCGGGGCATCCTCGCGTCCCCATACAGGGCGCCCCCCAGGATCGCCCCAGGGGCCCCCACTCCACCCACACCCCAGGGGTCACCCTCGGAAGCCCCGGCCCCCCAGGGAGCCCCCAGGCCCCCACCATGACTACGCTCACCCCATGCCCGACGGACGCCGAGGAGTACCCCCCACCCTCGACCGCGTCATCCGCACCCGCAAAGACGGCACACCCGTCACCGCCGCCGACCACATCCTCGACCGCATCCGACTCGGCGCAGACTTCGACGACGCCACCGCAGGCGCAGACATCACACGACAGACCCTCTGGAACTGGCGACGAGCCGGGGGCAACGCCCGAGCCAAGGCCACACAAGGCCTCGACCTCGACGAACGCGAACAGCGCTACGCCGATTTTCTTGACGCGCTTGAAACTGCCGAGGCCGAAGTCGAAGCGTCACGCCTGTTCGTCGTCACCCGCGCGGCGGAGGGCGGCGCGGTCGTCACGAAGAAGCTGACGAAGCGCAGGCTCGACACGACGCTCACTCCTCCTCGCATGGTCGTCGTCGAGGAGATCGAACGCACCGAGACGCTGGCTCCCGTGTGGACCGCGGCGGCCTGGTTCCTCGAGCGCAGGTTCCCCGAGAAGTACCGGCGCCGGTATGAGATCGAGGGCTCGATGTCGGCTGGCGTCTCTGCCGAGGAGCGGGCACGTGACCTGGCCGACTCGCTGCGCGCGTACATGCAGGGGATCGCTGACGCGGAGGAGGCCGTCGAGGTGAAGGCGAAGACGAACGGCAACGGCAGGGGCAACGGGCACCGGTCGTGACCCTCGATGCGCTGAAGCACTGCCACTCGTGCGGGCTCTTGCTGTACGCCGTCGCGACCGAGGACTCCACCGACGACCCCGAGACATGGCACTGGGTCTGCTGTGAGTGCGACGGGTACGACGTCGGCCCCGGCGGCGTGGTGGTCCCACGATGATGCAGTGTCGCCTCGACGACGAGGCCGAGCAGATCGTCAAGCAGTTCGCCGCCGACCACGACGTGTCCTACGCGCAGGCCGCGTCGCACATCATCTCCGACTGGCGTGCCACGTTCGACGAGCAGGACCTCGACGAACCCGAGGTGCCCGAGCCCGCACGTCACTCGTCTGTCGCCACGGTCGTGACCAGCCGCCGTTCGCTACGCCGTCGGGGGATCGGATGACGGGCGGCGGCTGGTTGCGGGCTCCCGAGGACGCCAACCAGGACTACCCCGAGGAAGCCGCCCAGGTGACCCCAGGGGGGCCGGAACCCCAGGGGGTAGGGGTTGGGGGTGCTGGGCTCTACGGCGCCCCAGGCGGCACCCTGGCCCCGCCCCAGCCAGCCCAGTGGGAGACCCCCCTGAACCCCTGGCGGCGGACCCTTCGCTCGACGGAGTGGGACGGCCCTGCCCCACACGTGGGAGACCTGGTCCTGCTCGGTGACCTCGCCGCCGTACGGCACGTCGCGCGTGGCGCGGGTCCGGGGCAGTGGCGACTCGACGTCGAGATCGTCAACGGTGGCGCGCAGCCGCTGCAGCACCTGACGACCAGCACCGTGTGGCAGTGGCGCGCCGACCCCGACTGATCGTCCCGCCCGCAGTCGACGACGGGCCCGCCGACCTCGCCGCTCTCGCTCTCGCACTGAAGGATCGGACCGAGATCCTCGAAGGCTGGTCCGCGCAGTTGGCGACGAAGGACGCGCAGACACTCGAGGGCGTGATGGCCGACGCCTACTCGGTCGGCTGGCGCTCCGACCCCGCGCTCATGGCCCACCACCTCACGGGCGGCGAGTACCGACTCTGGCCGTACGTCCGCTACCTCAGCGCCAAGATGCGCGAGGCCGTCGAGGGCAAGGGCGCACGGCTGATCGTCAACATGCCAGCCCGCTTCGGCAAGTCACTGCTGTTCGGCGGGTGGGGCCTCGTCTGGCTGTTCGACCGACGACCCGACGCACGCGTCATCATCGCGTCGTACGGCGACGACCTCGCCAACGAAGACGCCATCTTCGTGCGAGACAAACTCCGCGAGCACAGCAACGAACTGCGCACGCAGCTCCGAGTGGACCGTCAACGCATGGACCGCTTCGTCACACAGCACGGCGGTGGCCTCCTCGCCGCTGGCATTAACTCTGCGATCACCGGGTTCGGATGCGGGCAGGGCGGCGGGCTCGTGATCGACGACCCGTTCAAGGGCTGGCAGGACGCGCACTCGGCGCACGGCCGTGACCACGTGTGGAACCAGTACCGCTCGGTCCTGCGCCGCCGCCTCGACGACCCCGAGGCGTGGATCATCGTCGTGCACACCCGCTGGCACGAGGACGACCTGACGGGCCGACTCGTCAAGCAGTCCGAGGACGAGACGGGCATGGCATGGGACGTCGTGCGCATCCCCGCCCTCGCAGAGACGGGTGACCCGCTGGGCCGCGAGGTCGGTGAGGTGATCGAGCCCGAACGGTTCCCGTTGCACATCGTCCTCGACGCGCACCGGGAGATGGGCTCCTACCTCGCGTCAGCGATGGAGCAACAGCGACCCGCACCCGAGGAAGGCACCGAACTCAAGCGTGCGTGGTGGCGCGTCGAGGACGTGGTGCCCGAACGGTTCGACGACGCGCTCACGTCGTGGGACATGAAACTCAAGGAGAAGGAGTCGGGCGACTGGTGCGTGGGTGAGGTGTGGGCGCGGGTCGGCTCGCACTACTGGTTCCTCGACGCGATCGCCGGGCAGTGGAACCAGGTCGAGACCCGCGTCGCGATGTGTCTGATGAAGGTCCGCTACCCGTGGATCGAGAAGCACGTCTACGAGAACGCGGGCTACGGGCCCGAGGTGGCCGAGTCGTTGCGCCGCCCGCAACCAGGCTGGCGCATGTCCGACGACATCGCAGCGAAGGTCGGCGTCACCGACGAGGAGCGCCCGCTTGTCGAGAAGCAGATGCGACGCGGACTCGGCGGTCTCCTGAAGGAAACACCGAAGGGCAGCAAGCAGGTGCGGATGCGCGCGTACTCGGGTCGCATCGAGGCGGGCGACGTGCACCTCGACGGGCGCAGGCCGTGGGTCCCACACTTCCTCGACCAGGCGTCCGCGTTCCCGAACGGCTCACACGACGACTGGATCGACGCGTGCTCTCAGGCGTTGAAGCGGCTGAGCAACAGCGCGGCCACGGTCAACGCGCCGCGGTCCGCGCTGCCACGCTCAGTCACCTCTACTGCCAAGGGCCGAGCCCTGACCTCGCGTAGATCGCTCGTGCGAGGAGCACGTCGCCCAGGCAGTCAGGTCCAGCCACCTCGTCCCATGTGACACCGATCGTCGAGGCCAACCCCGCCCACCCGCCCAACGTCTGGAAGAGACCGGCCGCGCTCGACGACGGGTTGTCCGCGCTGCACGCCGCGTCGAACGGGTGCGCCTCGCCATGCTTGCCGAGTCCCGACTCGCGTCGTGCGATCGCCAGCATCTTCTCCGTGTGGGGGGTGTCCGCGAACGCGATGCGGATGAGCACGTCGGGGGGCAGGCTCCGCATGTAGCGGATCGCGTCAGCGGCCGACGGTGCGGGTAGGGGAACGGGGGCCGGTGCGGGCCCCGCCTCGACAGGTGGGTCGACGACGACCTCCTCGGGCAACGGCGGTTCGTAGGTGCCGAAGAGGACCGTGACTGCGCGCGCATTCGGTGGTTCGGGGGTCGTGCTCGCTCCCGCTCCACACACCGGAGCCAACAGGCTCAGTACGAACGCGCCCGCCAACATGGCGGCTCTGTTCATAGGGCGGGCACCTTACGGGCAGGCCAGCGCCACGCACAGTTCATGTGGACGCGGGTCTGCATAACCGCAGGCGAGAAGGGGCACGGCGATAGCGTGAGACACGTGAACGGCACCGTCACCACGACGAGCACCACGATCGAGGTCGCACGTGAAGCGTCGATCTCCTACAGGATGCTGGACTACCTCGTGCGCACGGGCATCGTCACACCGACGATCGAGGCGCGTGGGCCAGGCACCCAACGGCGGTGGACCGAGGAGGACGTGGCCCTCGTGCTCGTCGTCGCTCGCATCATGCGCGCGGTCGGGCCGGGCTGGCGTCCCATCGTCGAGCAGGCGATCGAGCAGCTTCACCCGTTGCCGCTCACGTGGTGGCCCGAGGTCCTGGTCCTCGACGTCACCGAGGACGCGACGCTCACGGTGAAGTGCCGGGCCGCGGTCTAGCCTGCGCGGATGGCACGAGCCCTCTCGATCGTCGACGCCGTGGTGACAGGCCCGACGGGCGAGGTGTTCGACGGGGTCGTGGTCACGTCACGACGGCAGACCTTCCTCGTGCGCAAGGGGCGAGGGCGCACCGCTGTGACGGTGGTACTCGAGGAGAACATCGCCGGTGTCCGCTACCTCAGTCAGCAACGCTGGGCTGTCGACACCGACCACGGCACGTACAACATCTTCGACCGTGGCTGCGGCTGCGGGTGAGAGGACAGCGATGACCGACACGTACTGCGGACCCGGTGAGTATTCGTACTGGCAGAACGCGCTCCGCATGGGGTTCGTCCCCTACGACCAGATCAGCATCGGCAACAACCCTGACGGCACGCCCGGTGACCTCGACGCGGCGATCCGAGCGAACGCGACGACCGGTAAGTGGGTGGTCCTGAAGGTGCCCGCAGGATGCGAGGGCGCGTCCGATCACGTGGCTGACGCGATCGCGTACGCGGTGAACAACAGCGACCTCGACGACCGTCTCGCGCAGGTGCAAGGCGACGATGCGAAGTGGGCGCTGGCTCTCGACATCGGGCTCAACGAAGTCGCGACGGGAACGGCCGGGCACCCGTACGTGCGCGAGTCCTGATGGCCTGTACCCCCCTGCCGTAGGGGGGTACGGTGCGCGGCATGACACCTGAACCGCGGAACCCTGGCATGTACGACAGCGGGCACTCCGTCGCTGAGTACCCCAACGGCCCACCACACGATCGAGGCGTCGTGTTCATCTGGCTGTTCGCCCTCGTGATGGTCGGCCTCCTCGGGGCCATGACGTTGCGTGCCATGCTCCACCACGAGAAGGCCGACGACCGTGAGCGTCACTCGTTCAACGGGGTGACGTGGCTGGGCGACGACTGCCGTGTCCTCGACGACGGCGTGCTGATCTGCCTCGTGAGGCAGGAGGCATGACGCGCACCCGGTGGAGACCAGTGCCCGTCTCACCTGACGGTGAGGTCCAGTACGGCGTGGCGATGGCCGTCGCCGCGGTCATGCACGGGGCACGCTCCATCCCCGAGGTGATGGACATGTGCGGCTGGCAGTCGAAAGAGACGGCGCACCTGTACCTCGAAGCGGCCGAGTCGGAAGGGCTCATCTCGTGGGGTGACGTGCTCAACGAGCGACGGCCGCCGCGCACGATCCGCCCGGCGCTCGGCATCGCGGCGCACACACCGTCGTGAACGAGACGGAGCTCCTCGTCGACGCGCTCGCCGTCGCACGCCTCGCACGCCTCGTCACGAAGGACGTCATCACCGTCGGCCCACGCGACGCGGTCATCCGCTGGGCCTACACGCGTGACGGCAGGGCCGACCTCCTCGACGGTGACGACCCGTGGCCCGCGCCCCCACCAGCAGACGTGGTGCGGACCGACGACCACCCACCGAAGATCGCCCGGCTCATCACCTGCCCGTGGTGTGCGAGCGTGTGGCTCGCGGGCGGCGTGGTGGTCATGCGGAGGCTGGCTCCTGGCGCATGGCCACGCGTCGCCCGCGTCCTCGCCATGTCGCACGTCGCAGGACTGATCGCCAACCGCGACGGGTAGTCTCCGCGCCGTGCCCGACCATCCGCACTTCCCGGAGATCCACAACCACTACCACTTCCACCATCACGACGCGCCGGGCGCCGACGTCGTCGAAGCGCTCGACGCAATGCGGGCGCAGGTCGAAGCGAACACGCTCGGCCTCTACTCGCTTACGCAATCCATCAACACGTTGGAGGACAACACCGTGGCTGACCTTTCCCGCCTGACGACTGAGGTCTCCGAGAACACGAGCGTGACGCAGTCCGCGATCACGCTCCTCGGGAACCTGGCCGACCTGATCCGACAGAACGCGACCGACGAGGCCGCGCTGAACGACCTCGCTGATTCGCTCGACGCGAACAGCAACGCGCTCGCCGCGGCCGTCGAGGCGAACACGCCCGCGACGCCCGAGCCCCCGGCCGAACCGACGCC